CTAACGGCGGACATTTTATATAATACATTGGGAAAATTATTCTGGTAAGAGATCCTCCTTCTCTACAATTTTTTTGAATTTTTTCTTATTTATAGATTTAGTTTTTGAAAAGATATCTTCATCATCTGATGAATCATCGCTAGAGCTGGTACCGGAATCATATACTTTAAATTTAGTATTCGAGAAGGACCAACCCTCTGGCTCAGAGGTGCTCATTACTATTAATAGCATTTTTTAACATGTGTTCTGTCGGGTTTTGAGGCACCCATGTGTCCCATCGATCGTACGCCTGATTCACACGAATGAACCGTTCATCCTCTCCTGTGTATCTCTCGAAAGGTGGGTAATCCTCTTCGTCTTCGTCAGACTCTTCGTCTTCGTCTTCATCGTCATATATTTCAGGAAATAAACTTCCAATATCCTGACCGACAGTGTACATCGCACAGTACTTGATCGCATATTTCATGTCTTCTGGGAGTAAAACATCTCTCCCACACGCCTTGCAATATTCGGCTGCGAGTAAAGTACTCTTCTCTATGACAGGTAACAGTATATCCGTCATAGTCTTGATGTACTGCTCCACCATACCTGAGCACTCATCACCGAAGCCAGTTTGCATGTTCATCTTTAGTGTTTGGTATTAAAAAGAGTTTGACCAGTTCCCTCACGAACACGGAGAATGTTGTAACTTAGAGCGTATACACGAATTTGTCTACTAAAATCGGGACACGACGTGAGACTTAGGTTAAGATTTTGATCTTTTACGAGACTGAAATTGATTTGTCCTGTGGGATACCACTCTTCGGGCTGAAGAGCAAAACTATAGGAATAGAATCGCCTGATGAGTTGGGTCTTCGAGTGATGAATCGCCGCTTGTACAGCCTTTAGGAAGATCACGTTACCGATATCTCGTGTGATGATATCCTGACCATCTAATGTGAGTGTGAGGTACTCTAAATTTTCGTAAAGAATGAACTTTCCATCCTGAACATTGGAGGTATTATCATAATCAAAAATAGTGACAAAGTTACCCTGGAGAGTTTTATCCACTGCGTTCACATTACTCCCATGTCTCTGAATGACAAAGTACAGTTCCTTGACTGGATTTGTAAAATCTAATTTGAAATTTCCTTCGTTGACACCAACTCCAACGTCGAATATATCTTCTTGAATTTCTGTGATCAGATAGTCTGTGGGTGTATTCATAAGTTTGATACGTTCTGTAGAATCCAAGAAAACCACTTCGGTACACAGTTTGAATTCTTTTAGTTTGAGGGTTTCTTCCAAGGTGATGTACGAACCATCGGCTTTGATCACCAGATCTTGTGCATTCCTCAATTTGAATTCAACTTCCACTTCTTGTTTATTGATGGCACATAGGGGTACAGCTAATTCTGGATGTTTATAAAAATAAAAGGGGAGATCGACAAAGAAACTTTCATCCGAGGTGAGACCCAACGTATTATGAATCACGATACCGGAATTACCCCCACCACTCTGAATAACTTCACCGACAAGTTTATCCGATGTTCTGAGTGGATACTTTCCCACGAGTTGTTCGAGAGCCTTTTGTTTCGTTTGGGTGACATTATGTTCTGAGTAAATCTGAAGGTAATCACTCGTGAGTCTTTGAATCACTTTACCACCTATGATGAGATCCACGTGTTCTATGAGTGCGTGTGCGACCGACTCTATGTACATCGTGGCACCAGTTTGAATAATCTCTGGAAGTTTCATTTTCACACTGAGTGTCTTGAGTAGATCACCTTGATTTTGGGGAACTTTGAACCGAACTTTTTTCCCAAAATCAGCTTCATTATTTTCAGGATCTATATCCACAAATTCAGTGGAAAAGTTTGAATGTTTCTGGAAACTTTCCACAAAATAACTGTAGTCTGGATCTATCGTAAAAAATCTCTCTTGAGGCCCAGAAGCCGAGAGTTGGACTTGTCCAGCCATTACTACTATATCTATCTAAAATTTTAATCCAGCTAAACCACTCTCGATGCGCAATACGTTGTAATTCACGGCATATATTCTAGTGTCATTTTCGTACGTAGCATCGATCGGTGTAATCTCGAGTGTAAAAAGTTTATGAGATATGCGACTCATATTGACCTGACCAGTTGGATACGGCATCTCTGGTTTTAGGGAGAATGAGTACATACCGAACTTCGATGGACCTAGACGACGAGTTGAACCGTTAATCTGCTCGGTTGTAAAATCGAGTGCTAATGGGGAATTCACATGATATTTGAGTGCTTGTTCGTATGTGAGAAAGAGACCGTCTCGGCTGAATACAACTTCATTATTGAAACGGAGTTCGGCATTCACGATTTCATTGTAATAGTTTGGTATGTTATTGAGAGATGCCAATTTGGAATGTGATACGAAGAACATCTCTTTCACTGGATGTTGAAAATTGAGCATCACAGACTTTCTATTTTCACCAGGTTTCATTATGAATTTTGCCACTTGGACTTGGGTGATGACATAGTCTAGAGGTCTGGACATGAGATACCCCCTCTCTTCGGGAGTCACATAGACAAACTCAGTATCCAACGAGAATTTCGCGATCGAAGCAGTCACGTCAGAGATACCTTCTATGTCGGCTGTACCCATATTCCTGACAAGTTCGTTGAGGGGTCTCGTCTTGATTCTCACTTCGATCAATTGTTTCGTGAGGGCACACGTGGGTATAGCGAGAGACGGATTCCTGTAGAAATAGAATGGAAGATCTAAGAAGTACGTGTATTCACCAGCATAACTCAAATAATTCCCATGGCCATTCAGGAAATAGATTGTCTGTTCTATATCATCATTAGTGTTGTTAAGTTGTTGGTGCATGTAAATGTATTCACCTGTGATTCTCTCGATCGGTTGCCCACCGATGAGAAGTTCAGCGTACTCTATCATCGTCGTAATCACAGACGGGGACCAAACTAAGTCGTTTTGACCGTCATCATCTGGTTGTGGGTCGGTCAGAGTCACTTTAAGGGTCATGTTTCTCACGAGATCACCCTTGTCACCAGGTATTCTACACTCTATTATTTGCCCAAAATCAATGTTCCCATCGAATTGACTTTCCACAAAGTCGAAGGAGAACTTTGTGTGTTTCTTGAAATTCATCAGGAAGTATGAAAATTGTGGCTCACCTGTGATCCATTCGTCTTGGACACCGGTGGCGGCGAGTCTGAGACGACCAGCCATTCCTACTCTATATGAGTAAAATTTTGGTAAATAAAACGAGCCACTACAATAGAATGAATCTTCAGTTGAGGAAGTTCAAACCCGAAACCATCGCGGATGATAAGGTCATCGTATTTATTGGTAAGCGTAATACGGGTAAATCGACGCTCGTGAAAGATATCATGTTCCACAAGAAACATCTCCCAGCGGGTATCGTTCTTTCAGGGACTGAGGAGGGGAACCATTTTTATTCCGAGTTCATTCCCGATCTGTTCATTTACGGAGACTACGATCGTGATGCCATAGAGCGGGTGATGGCGAGACAGCGGAAGTTGGTCGGAAATGGAGCTACAAACTGTGGGGCGTTCATGCTTCTGGATGACTGTATGTACGACTCGAAGTTTCTAAAAGATACGTGTATCCGTCAATGTTTCATGAATGGTCGGCACTGGAAGATCTTCTTCATGCTCACGATGCAGTACGTGATGGACCTCCCACCAGCGCTTCGAGCCAACGTGGATTACGTGTTTATCCTCAGGGAAAACATCATTCAGAACCGAGAAAAGTTGTATAAGTCCTTCTTCGGTATCTTCCCCTCTTTCGATATGTTCTGTAAAGTGATGGATGCGTGTACAGAAAACTACGAGTGTCTCGTGTTGGACAATACGGTAAAGTCTAACAAGATCCAAGATTGTGTGTTTTGGTACAAGGCGACGGTGAGAAAGAACTTCAGGGTCGGTGGTCCAGACCTGTGGACACTTCATAAGAAGATGTATAACCCTAAGCACCTACAGCAGAAGGAAGATGATGCCAAGAAGGCGACGAAAAAGACGAATCTCAAAATCACCAAGACGCGTTGAGTATTGAATTCAAAAACATAGGACTATACTAAATGGATACCATGAATCTTTCTGACGATGGCGAAGGGATGGTTCCTCTTGGTGATAACCCTTCCACGTCTTTTACACCCGAAAAAAATGTAAGACAAAGTAAAGAGACGATGGATTCTACTCCCATTAACGATATCATGATGGACCCTCCCATGATGACCGACGAACCCAGGATGCAGGGTATGATGTCCCAGATGACCGCTCCCCAACCCCAAGGTGCCTACGCTACATCCCAGGCGCCCCCCCAACCTGAGAAGAAGAACCCTCTCAACCTCACGGATGAACAACTCACCGCCCTTTTCGTCGCTGTCTGTACCGCCGCTGCCGTGAGCAAGCCCGTTCAGGACCGTCTCGCGACCTCTATCCCCAAGTTCCTTAACGACCAGGGGGGTAGAAGTGTTGTTGGTCTCGCGACGACTGGTGTCGTAGCCGCCATTCTATTCTACATCGCGAAGGACTATGTCATCAAGCCCTAAAGAGCTGGCGTTTCCCAGCCCATATTACTGTAGATCGATGTATCGATACCCAAAAAATAGGTCAGTAGGGCACCCACTGTGAACGTCCCCACTAGCAAGGCACTCATTTTAAGTTTCTTGCTATTGGATACAGTTGAATCCTCTATCGCCTCCCTCGTATCACTGAAAATCAGGTTTAACGCATAGGTGAGTACGAACGCGAATACCGTCGACGCCAGGAAAAAGACGCGGTCCACCGCGAGACGGGGAATACTCCCAACCATGAGACGAAGCACGTTGGGCATGACGATGGTCATCCAAGTGATGTTCACAAGGTAATTGGTCGACATGTTTGGAACGATCGACATTCCGTAGATAACCACCCAGTAGGCAATGGCAATGAGTAGCACACTCAGAGGTGTCTTCATTTGATTTACGTTGAGATTATTTATCCTGGACATGCTCACCACAGAACTCAGTCTTGACTGGGATTTTGTCATAGATACCGAGTCCCAAACAAATGTTCCGAAGTTCTATGTAATTGTTCCAATATTCATCGGAGTGTTCGTATTCAGTCACGGTACAGTGTGCCAATTCATGAATGAGAACATGGAAAATCTCATTCACTTCACCGTCGAGACACACTGCGATCTCCCCCCCTTTGTTCGTGTTGTATCCGACGGCACCTTTCATGCGAAGGAAACCTGTGATGGGAATACACCGTTTCAACATGTGAAACTTTTCATTGTTCGTTTCGATTAAGTGTTCCCTGAGGATACGATATTTCTCTTTGACGTCAACCAACCTTTGGGGTTCTCGGGTGGTATACAATATCAAGAGATTTAGGAGTAATAAAAGTACGATCATCTGTTATAGACAAAGATAAATTTACTATAGAGTTCTGATATGGGATTCCCCCTGAGTCCCTCCCATGTGTGTAAACGAAACCCGAGGTCTTCTAAGTGTGTCACGAGTTGGTCTTTGTACGCCACCGGTTCAGACTTTGGTCCATCGGCGTAATAAGGGGTCTCTGCTAAGTTGACCCATAACTTCTCTCCAAAGTCTCCGTTTCCGTGATCCTTCATTTTGAAGAAATTGCCCATAGCATCTACTAAAGGTGTTTTGAATAGGATCTTCTCAGAATCTGGAATGATTCCGATAAGATGTCCACCAGGTTTCATACGCTTTTTTATTTCTTTGATGGAACTCATGAAGTATGCCTTCGAAGCGAAGATGTAGTGAAGTGAAAAGTTGAAACATATCGTATCAAACTTTCTTTGTGGACACTCGTGTATGTCACCCTCATAGAAGTTTACTCGCATGTGCATCTTTTTCGCACGGGCACGAGCCTCTTCGAGGGCAGACGGCTCTGGGTCACACATGTTTATGTTGACACCGCACCAGTGCCACTTCTGAAGATCTCCCCCAAATCCACACCCCACGTCGAGGATATGTTGTCCTTCTCGAGCCACGGACTGAATGAGACCCCTCTTCGCCTCGTTATGATTCTTTCGAATCTCTTCCATGTGTACATATCGTTTTACTCTTTTAAGGTATTTTACTTAGGAGCTTAAAGTTTTGAATGCTAAAAGAGATATAATGTCTCTCGAAACCGACTACACCACCGTCCCCGGTCAAGTTTTCGCGTGCATCTCGATCGTAGGTCCCGATTCCCCCCAAAAGACTGATAAACAGGGTATCAAGATCCGCGGGGCTTTCGCGACTCGTGATGAAGCCGCGAACCACGCCAAACGCCTTCAGAAGGAGGACCCCACGTTCGATATCTATGTCGTCGATATGTACAAATGGCTCTTGATTCCTCCCGATCCCACAAAGATTGAGGATGTGCACTACACTAACGAGAAGCTCGAAGAGATCATGACAGGGTACAAGGAGAACCAGTCGCAGGCGGCTCGTATGTTCCAAGAACGTAAGCAGTCCATGACAGCCGGGTCTAATCAACATGTTCCAGGTGATGAAAATTCCAAGTTTTACACCAAGCCTGATGAACCACCCATTTCCCATCCAGCGGAGGTTCTCGAGCGTCTCAAGAAAGAGAAGCCTGATATGAACATGGAAGAACTCGTCAAGGAAGCGGATGCGATCGTCGCCGCGGAGATCGCAGAGCGTCAGAAACAACGCGAAGCGAGCGCCAAACTTGAGGATGTCGCCGAGTAAATAATATTCATATACAATAAACAAAATGATCAAGATTATTGTCACTATAATTTTGGTCAGTGCTTTCTTTATTTTGTTTTTTAATCCGTCGTTTGAATTACAAAACAAAATAGATACTGGAGCCGAAGTCAGTACTACTGCTGGTTTTATCGAAGATACAGATGATGCGTTTATTATTCCGTTGTATCCATCTCCTCTCATTAAAAAAGATACTACGGGTAAAATTAAACCGATATACGGGGACATCGGGACATTCGTTGCGTACTCAAGCGTACCGGAGGATCACTGGTTGCATGGTTTTCCCCATAAAAAAGCCTAAAAGAAAGACTGCGAACGCGATGATCCATGTAGATTTTTCAACCCTATCGAAAAGATCGAACTTCTCGTTTTGTGGTGGGGGTGGGGGAGGTTGCATGGGATAGTCCATGTAATAAGGTTGTTCAGGCTCTTCGTTCTTATCATTTAAAGAATCCATGGTGGGGTTATACTCGATGGGATTACCTATGTCAGTTTCCATTTTCTAATTATACATCTGTTTTTTTTAAGCATCTTCTGACTCACTCTCATCATCCACGATGAAATCCTTGAGATTACCATTTTCATCTGCGTCCTCCTCTTCATCAGAAGAAGAATAGTCCTCCTCATCCTCGGTGTCTAATTCAGAATCAAAATCAGTATCGTGGTCCTCTGGTGAATAGTCATCGACGAGATCTTGTTCCGTGGGCTTGAAGAGCTCAGGTTTCTTTATCTTGCGCCCCGAACGAGTAATCATTTTAAGTTGTAGTAGGCATTACTGTTTAAGTATCTTTATAATGTCTTGGGTCAAACAATGTGTTCTGGGTGTATTCTTCTTACAACGAGGACAATTCTGCTTGATTTCCTTACCTTTGATCAGGTAGGACATCACGGCATCTTCGTGCATCCCCTTGATCGTCTCACAGTAATTAGAGTTTGTGAGGGCTACAAAGTTTGATTTATCCTTCGTCACGTGTATCACCTGTAAGTCCTCCGGTCCGTACATATGTTTCTTGATGAACGCCTCGAGGGGTTCTTTCACGTCACCACATTTTACCTGGGGTTTCTCTACTCGTTTCCTAATCTCTGGACACTTCCTGATATCTTCCTTCTTCGGGTACAAACTCGTGACGATACTCTGTGGAAGCTGGTGCCGTCGCCCACAAAAGTCTTTACAGAACCCATCACGTCTCCCCCTGAGGGTTGGACAGAGACAAAAACATTTCTGAATGATCGTCGGACCACTGATGATGAACCAGACATGATTAGAGCCGTGTTCTCTTTTGAGGTTCTCACAATATTTAGAGGTTGTCGAGACGAGATACGTATCCTTCTTTTTGAAAAATTTAGGAATGTAGGCACCCGATTGCCCCTCCATGTTCGCACGAATGAAGTCCTCAATTTTAGCCTTTAGGGTGTCATCACAGACTTCATCTTTCATCTGTGCAGTCGTGAACGTCCCCTCTTTTATACTCGTAGAGGGAGGTGTCACGTGGATAGTTTGGGGTGCGTCGGTACGCACGGCCGCCATAGTGAGTATCTCCAGGGTTGGTTCTTGACCAACCTGTAGAATCGCACTCAAGGGACCGTGGTGATACATGAAAACGGGTAAATACGCCAATTGATCGATCTTTCCCTTTTCGCATTCAGAACACCCTTGGCCATCGCATAACCCATGTTTCGCCTTCTTATACGACCAAGGCATACGAAACCCACTCCCTTTTGTTTTCCTGGCTGCGTTTCCGTAGACAGAGGCATCGATGATTTCGTTCCAATCCGTACCCCTCCCTTTAGCCTTAGAGAGTGCGACGAGAATATGGTCTCTCAAGGCGAGCGCAGATACCTGGTCCACGACGAAATTATGCCAATTGAGATGGACCCCCGTTTTTATGAGTTCCCCACACTTTTTAGGGGGGGAAATAGAGATGAGACAATCCTTACCACCGTGGCGCTTCACCTTATCACATATGACTTTACAGATATCTTTGATTTCATCGAGGTCAAGGGCTTCGGTGTCCTTATAGTCGATGTCCACGAAAAAGTTGTAAAGGGGTGTCTTCTGTTCGACGACGTAAAGTTTCTCTCCGCGTTTGACCGCTTCCACGTACCGCTCGTGAAAGTCGTTCAATTTATCAAATGGCACGGAGAGGACACCACCGTCCATGAGCACATGTGATAGATTGGTTGCGTGAGTAAACTGTTGGGAGGCACACCAACTCTTAAACATGGATTATTAAGGTACCTCTTCTCTAAACCAGGACATACAGGATACATCTCTGAATTCTTTACCTTGAGAAAGTTCCTTCTTTATCGTTAAGAGTTCGTAGACTGTTTTGATTTCATTTTCTTCGATCCATTGTTTGATTTCTTCTTCACAGAGTCCTCGGTTCTCCCGGAGGAGTTCTCCGATCTGCATCATGATGTACGCCTTGGACTTCATTATTTTATAGAGAAGGTTTTTCTATTCAAAGAACTTATACACGCGTAAAATTGTGGATTGTTGATGACATTATCGATGATCAGTTTCCAACGTTTACGTGTGTTGAATTCCTCGAGGGTATCGTAACTCATGTAATCGTTTTCGTCGTATGTTTTTCTGAATGGTTGTTTCATGAGCTTTTTAAGATTTGTTTTGTGTTTCTCTTCGTAAAACTTTTTGATCTGTTGTTGTTGGTCATTCTTCGTGTAGTTCACGAAGAATATAAAGACATTGTACTCGAGATCCACGGATGGACTCTCTTTGACTGTAAACTTAAACTCGGTGTATTCACCATTCTTGAGGGAAACCACACCGCGTGTTTCCTCCTCGAGTTCCCTGAGGGCACACCGAATGGGATTAAAAATCTCTCTCCGCCTGCATCCACCCGTCACAAAAATCCAATCCTTAAATCTCCAGTCCCTCACTGTGAGAAACCGTGGTTTCCCATCGATGAAGCTCACCGGTACTGCGATCGCTTTGTACTTCTTCATTGCGCATTCGCAAGTTATACTAAGGCGATATGTTTATTCCTTGGATTTTACCTCCTCGGCCTTTACAGGCTCTGGCTCTGGGACCGGTGCGGGCGTGGGAACAGGCGCGTTGAGGTGTTGGACAACCTGTGCCGAGAAAGTCTTGAAACTGTTCATCTCCTCCTTCGTCTTGCTGAGTTCCTTGAAAAGGAAGATAATACCGAGGGCACACACGACGGTGGCAATCATCATAATAGTGTCGCGGTTAACGGGAATCATATACTTATGTCTCTCGTTTTCTTTTTAAGCAATTACACCCAACATAGTCTTCCCTGGGGTTGGGCATTCGTAGGGTGACTGCGCAAACTGGACGGCTTCGTAATGCGCATTTTCACACGATTTTTGGGTCGGTTGACCGACAAACTTTTCGAGTGTCCTGGAAGTAGGATCGTACGTCAATACAAAAACGATGGCGAGAAAGAAAACGAGTTTCCACATTTACTAATTAGTTAGAATATAATAGACCACCCATACCGTTTTCTATGCGGAGGATGTTGTAGTTCACGGCATAGATATCATCCGCCGAGATGAGCGTATCGTTGACGATACGAGCCGAGTCGAGGCGCGAGAAGTTGAGGTTACCAGTGGGCTGGAGTTTACCCGTTTCGAGACAGAAGGGGTACGTGAAGAGGTTGGCACCAGGGGAGGAGTTCCCGTGGGAGGTGTGGTAATACAAGGGAACCGCGGTGAAGTTGGGGTTCGCGAACTTGTAGTCCGAAACATCGGTACCGTTAATCTGGAGCTTGAGCTTGTTGGTATCACCGAGCATGGTGACACCCGAACCGTTCGCCGCCGCGAGGTACTTGATGGGGTGGTTGAAGTTGAGTTCTTGGATCTTGGCGCCGGAAGCGACCGCCTTCTGGACCTGGGTGATGAGCATGTTCTGGGGAGAGCCCGCGAACATCTCGCGCTCCTGAGTATCGAGGTACGCGTAGTTCGCGTAGACTTCCCACTTGTACGTATCCGCGGCGGCACCCCACGTGATGCGGAGTTCCACATCGTGGTACTGGAGCGAGATGAGGGGGAGCGCCGTCTGCCAGTTCTCACAGAAAGCGAAGCGGAGGGGATAGAACCGCTCGTTGGTCGAGCCACCGTAAAGGTCACCGGACACCGACTTGGCGGAGGAGGTCGCCGAAAGGGTAGGGGCGATGAGGGTGGAGTAGGTCGAGTCCTGCTCATCGATCACCTGACCACCGATGAGAAGCTCCACCTTGGAGATGGCGGTGGTCCAATCGGGAACGACGTTCGATTGGGTACCATCAGACTTGATGGGCATGAGATAGACATAGTTGAGCATGTCACCCTTGCGCTCAAAGCGGATGGTGGACATGCCGTTGTTTGAGACGTTGCCCTGAATGACCTGACGCTCGACAGTTTGGGAAAAGTTCGTGTGACGCTTGTAGGTCGACCTGAAGAAAGACACCTCGGGCTGACCGACGAGGTGTACATCCTGGGCACCGACAGCAACAAGTTGGGCAATACCACCAGACATTTTATATTATATGGAGACTTTATTTTTAAGCTCGGGGCGAAAGTCTGAAAGACTTCCC